CCAAAAGTCAGTATCTAATGCAATATTAATTGCATCTAAGTTTTGTGAAATAATGTCCATCAATTCTACAGTATAAGCACCTACGAATTGTGAGAATATAAAACTAGCATTAGCTTCTGCTAATGACCATTTTTGTGTAGCATAATTATAAATAATTATTCTATCACATATACCTGTAGTATTACTTGTATTAGAAGCTGAAGGATATAACCATAAAGCTAATTGGTTAAATGGGTCTACCGCAGATACGATTCTGTCAGTAAACGCTTTGTTTAAATCTAAGTCAAAAAATCTATTAACTTTTTCTGCTCCTATTGGAACTATGTTATCACCTTGTATTTCATAGAATCCGTCTTCAGCATAAAAGAATACTCGTCTGTTATCTTGGCAAATAGTTTGTCCATATACAGATCCTCTATTTGGAGAAATAACTGATAATCTAAATACAGTAGCTCCACCAACATAGTCCATACGAATGATTTGGTTTTGTCTAAATACATAACCATACTCACCTGATGTAATACCAACTATTTCACCACCTGATCCAGGCAAGTCTTGATAATCAGCTTGTTTTGTTCCTGGTTCCCAAGTAGCAATATCATTGATACCTGACCATTGAATTCTGTTTTGGTTTGTTGGTTGATTACCTGTAACTAAGAAATCCCTAATAACACCTGATGTTCTAAATGTTGGGACAGTTCCTGAAGTTACTATTGTAGATAAATTTGCAAAGTTAGTTGATGTTCCCATTAAATAATATTGAGGTGCATCAACACCATTACTTGCTAGAACATAATTACCAAATTGTGTAAATGTCCAAAAGTCTGAATTAGTTCCTGTTAAGGATCCTTTACGAGAAGTAAAAGTTCCACCATCTAATTGATAAATATCAGTATTAGTAGCTACAAAATTATATACGCTACCAGTATTATCTCTAAAAGAGCCACCACCTCTACAATCAGATCCAATGTTGTTAGATGAATAATTAACTAAAGAAGGGAATCTTTTATAAGTATTTAATGCATAATAAACATTAGTTGCTACATTAGCACCTGGATTCAAATGTTTAGGTTGATCAGGTAGCCATTCTCCAAAAGGTATTTGCATTATTTTCTCCTATAAAAAGATATATCTGTGCCAACATCAGTTCGTTGAACAACAGGTGCACCTCCATAAGAATCTTGTCTATCGTTATTTTCGCATCTTTCTAATGCTGCTGAATACATACCTAACCATTGTTGCGTTTGGTTGGGATCCATTCCACCGATAAAATTAGATGCATGATAAAGACTACCATACAAATAAATACCAGGATGGTTAGCAAGGATATAGTTAGAGGTATTACTATCAGACAAAGCAGTAAAATTCTTATAATACTGCAAATAGCCTGTATAGGTCGTGTCTGGCGAAGGTGCGAAACGAAAGCTTTCAACTCCATTATCAGATTCTATAGTATAAGTTCTTGGTAATCCAGATGTAGATCCACCTTTAATACTAATTAAATTAGCAGGTGTAATATAAGATAAATGATATTTTGTACTACCACTTAAAATATAAAACGATCTTACTCCTATGAAACCAGTAGGTACTGTTACAGTCTCAGCGTTGATAGTAATAGTATCAACTTGTTCCATTTGTCTTATTCTTAACTTTGCATTAAAATCAGATTCTGTTAATGCAATAAAATCTCCAGCTATTTCTGTAGTTAAATCATCTCTATTTAACCAGTTAGCTATTGAGGATTTTAATTCTGTATATGTTGTTAAAGCCATTAAATTCTACCAGATGCAGTTCTAAAGTAACGAAAATCGCTACTGTTAAGTTTTAGTCTTAAAATTTTTTGTCGTTCTTTTTTTGGAATAGCAAACCAATTATTAGTACCATTATATTCTCTTGCCCAAATACTTAGTACTAAACTTGGAATACTTGCTACACGTTTTAAATCTTTTGATTGAGAATAACCATCATTTAGGTTATAAAGTCTTTTATTCTTTTTAAGAATAGGATTAATATCTTGTGATGTTTTAATAGTTATCTTACCATCTGTTTCAATGTAATAAGATGTACCATCTTTGTCCTTATCTCTTAAGATAGACATAACTACTCAGTCAATTGAGTTACATATAAATTAACTGTACCAATTACAGCAACTTTTTCACCTGCTGAAACTTTAAAATATTCAGAAGTTTTTGATTCCAAAAAAATACTTGAAGTTGTAGCTGTTGGATTAACTCCAAATTCTATATGACAATCAGCGTCTGGTATTACTCTAACATATTCAATGTTAGCACCAAAAGCAGCAGATTGTGCAGATGTACCAGATGAGTTAACTTTTTGTGTTGTCGTTGGTCTCATTCCATTATGCATTATAATTTCTCCATTAGTTAGGGGATGTTGCCATCCCCTGAATTTATTATCTTCTTATTACAAATGTAACAATCATTTCACACGCAGTAGCAGATGCACCATCAGAAATAATTTCGATAGATCCACCTTCTTCTACTCGGTTAGCAGCACTAGGTGTAGATGAATCTACATCACCAGCAGCAGAACCAGATTGTGTAACAGTTATTGCTCCATTAGTAACAGCAGTACCACCAATTTCAAATGTAATTGCTGCATCAGCAGTTGTAATTGCATTTTTAATTGATGTGTAAATTTTAACAATATTACCAGCATCAGGTACAGCTACGAATGTGCTTCCTGCTGTACTAATATCAGTAACTTTTGCTGTTAAAAAATAGTCGTTTAGTGTTCTCATTTTTTATTCTCCTTCTACGTTCCGTTATTACCCTATTAAACTTCATAGTCAAGATTGATACTGGGGGAAGTAAATGTTTAGGGTACTCCCCCCTAGTATTTAATTATTACGCTGTTGTTAAGTCAGCAACTAGACCACTTGCAGCTTCATTTCTAGAGATTAGAGAAAGTTCAACAAGTAGTTGTCTTTTCTCAGAATCACCAGATTTTGATAATTCATGCATAGTGAAGTCTCTTAAGAAACCTACAGACCAGTAGTCCATATCTAATACCCAAGCGTCTCTATCTCTAGAGAATCTGTTAGGTACTACTTCTAAATCACCGAAGTCTGAAGAATATACATCTATTGAAGTGTATAAAGTTTTGTCTTCAGAAGCATCAAATCTAGTAGATCCACCAGTAAATCCAGAAATTTTCTGTTTATTGAATGGTCCTACCATTATGACAGAAGGGTTTCCACCTGCGTTCCAAACATTTTTGATCACAGATTTTAAAGAAGCTTCAGTTAAAGCTCTTTGAGTACCATCAGTTCTAGCATCAGTACCATCACCTGTTGGTGAAGCACCACTAGCACCTAAGTCATCATTAGTTGCAACCCAAGAACCAATTGAACCAAATTTTCTAGCAGTTGAAGAATTACCTGCAACTCTAGCTTGGTTAGTTAATAAAGTAGACTCAATGTCTCTTTTTAGTTCTTTAGATTTTTTAGCAATTTGGTAAGCTAATTCAGAAGCTCTACCAGCTTTGTCAACTGCTTCTTGTGTACCTGTAATTACAACAGTTTTGTCCATAATCTGTGTGTAGTTACCAAGTCTTGTAGTAGCAGATGATGCATCTAAAGTAGCATCATCACCTTCGATAACAGCGTTATTTGTAACTGCTGCTGCCAAAGAATCAGTTTGCCACTCATGCAAAGTGTTCTTTACTTGTTCTCTCGCAGCTGAACTCATGAAAGGAGTTTCAGTTGGAGAAATAGAATAAATCACATCTTGCAAATCTTCTCTAATACCTACTGCATCATAAGTATCAAATGTATTTGTTGGTTGTGCCATGTTATTTTCCCTTTATTTTGAGATTATTTCAAGAATAGCAGATTGAGCATCCTGGATTTTTCCAGATCGTTTCAATCTACCAAGTTTTTGTTTGACCGCACCACGTTTAGAATCGTCTCCTTTAGAGATTCCAGATTTGATTACTTTAGGAGCAGCTACTACTTTTTTAGAAGCAACTGGCTTTTGTCCTTTAAAGTTACGATATTCCATTGCATCCTTAGCAACCATAAGAAACCTATGGTCAGCTAACATTCCAATTTCAGCATCAGTAAATCCATAATCAGCTAAAGTATTCTTTAACTGAGATTTAAATACAGGTGCTTTATTTGGATCTGCATATTCAGGAATTTTCGTAGCCGCTAATTTTCTTTGTTCATCAAGATAAGAGTTATATTGCTCTAGTCTAATTCTTTCAGATTGTTTCTTTAAGTTAGACAAATGCTCTTGTTGTTGCCTCATTTGGTAATCAACTCGAGCTGCTTGAGCAGGATCTTCTTCATATAATTTAGGAAGATCAACATTTCCTGATTGTTGACTGATATAAGTATTAGCACTATTAATCAAATCATCTAATTCCTTTAGACGTGATTGGTACGTTTGACTAAGACCTTGTTTTTGTTCTTCAAAAGATTTTTTCTCTTGAGACAATACGTGAGTCTTTTGTCTGTAATCGGAGTCTCTTGAATAACCTGCTTTAAGTTCATCCAGGCTGACCTCTAACTCTTGACCTTGTACTTTAACTCGGTGGAGTTGTGGTTTTGGACTTTCTTGAATTTCGGTTTCTTCAGTCTCTTTTGTTTTATTTTCAGAACTTACAGCTTCTTCAGTAACTTCCTCAGTCTCGGATTTGTTACTTTCTTCAGCAACGACAGGTTCTTCTTTAGTTGACTCAACTTTATTTTCTTCAACTTGAACTTGAGGTTGTTCTGATTGTTCTACTTTCTTTTCATTGTTTTCTGATTGTCCTTCTTTAGGATTCAGTAATCCAACTAATTTGTCAGCAGCACTTTGCACAGTTTTATCTACTTGCATATATTTTCCTTTTGGTTAATCGCTTCCTTAAGTGGATTGGCGAGAAGACTTCTAATTACTTAGTTAAGTCTTGTAGTTGATCTAACTCTTTTTGAGCTAGAGATCCTGAAGTCATAACTGACTCTAAATGACCTTTGATTTTTTCAATCATATTATAAGCCATCCAAAGTACTTGTCTTTGGTTATGATCAGAATATGAAGTATTAAATATCTCCTCTTGATAACGAGATTTGAGATAGTTAAATGCTTCCTTCATCAGGGGTTCGTCCAGCAGTAGCTGAGCCTTCTTCCCCTGCGAAATCTGTTTGTTGAGATCTTCTTTCATTGAAAAACTTTTGTTGACCTTTCATTATTTCTTTAAATATATCACCTGATTGTTTAACTTGCGTTTGTTCTACCATAGATTTGTTACGCAATTCAAGTTCATTAATCTTAGTGCCATATTTTAATTCCATTTCTTTTACTCTTAATTCGAAATCTAATAATGACTGTCGTAATTCTGATTCTAATTTCTTCATTTGAACTTGAGAACTTAGTACAGCTCTTTCATTTTCACCTTGTACTTGAGCTAATGATACTTTCTCAAATTCAGTAGGAGCAGGTGGTGGTAATGGTGGCATTTGTGCAGCACCAACTTCTGGATCCATAAAGAATGGTTCAGCGTTACCTAATCCTGCGTTCTCAATTAATTTTTGTAATGTAGCGTAAATGTTTTTAAGATTAACTACTGGACCATAAACATTACCTTGCAATTGTATTGCTTGTAATTGTCTTTGTAATATTGAG